GTATCGCCTCTACGGCTTCGACGTCATGACCGCGCCCGTGCGCGAGACGCTGAAGATGCTCCAGCGCTACGCCCTGGACGACTTCATCCTGACCAACAAGAAAATCTAACGAAAGGCCACCAACGTGACACTCGGCGAATTAAAGGCCCAGTTCAAGGCTATGGTCAACAATAACGTCGTGAACAAGAACGACGCGATGGTGGCCCTCTTCATCAATCAAAGCATCATGCGCTTGCAGCGCGAACTCAGACTGCCTTTCCAAGAGAAGCAGGTGCTGTACACCATTCCCGATGGCTACACGAAGCTCGCGATCCCCTCGGATATGCTTGAGTTGATCGCCATCATGGTCGACACCGACGCGGACGGCATCCTCGAATACGAGTTGCGCAAGACCGCCCTCACGCAGGTCATCACGGCCTCGCAGATGCCCGGAGCAACACCGCGGGTCTACGTGCGCCAGGGAGGCAGTTGGATCCTCGGGCCCTCGCCGGCCGCGGGCTCTCAGGTCCTCATCTATTACTACGCCGAGTTCGCCGCGCTGAACGCCGACACGGACACCAACACGGCCCTCAAGGTCGCGTGGGACGCCGTGCTCTACGGTGCGCTCGCCGCGGCCTACAGCTACCTCAAGGACGTCGAGAACCGCACGGAGGCCGAGGGCACCTACGCCCAAATCACACAGAGCCTGCAGCGCATGGCTGATGCCGACGAGCTGGCGGCTGATGCCGTCGTCGCTCCGGCCCTACAACTCGACACGGATGGCTCATGGTAGACTCCTCGTTCTTCACTGACGGCCCCACTAACACCGGGGCCGTTGTGGCCCCCTCGGCCCCCGCCGCCTTCTACGCGGATCCCGCCGCTGCTGCGTCAAGCGCGGCACAGGCCGCTGATAGTGCCCTTGCCGCTGCAGCCTCGGCCGCTGCTGCGGCTCTCGCTGCTGCCAGCGCTGCCACTTCATCTGCCGGCAAGGCCAACATCGACAGCCCGACGTTCACCGGGATCCCCGCGGCACCCACGCCGTCCAATGGCGACAACAGCACCCGCATCGCCACCACGGCTTGGGTCCAGACGAACGCCGTAGGCTCGGCACCGGCCACTGTGGCCCCTCTGATGGACAGCGCTGCTGCAGTCGGCATCTCGACCAAGTACGCCAGGGAGGACCACGTCCACCCGAGCGACACCTCGCGGGCCTCTGTGTCCTACGTCAACTCCCAGGTCGCCGCACTCGCCCCTGTAACCTACGTGGACTCGCAGGACGCCACCAAGGCGCCCCTAGCTTCCCCGGCGTTCACAGGGACACCTACGGCCCCGACCGCTGCCGTGGGCACTAACACCACACAGTTGGCCACGACAGCCTTCGTGCTGGCTAACGGATTTGCTGGCGTATTCAACGTCAAGAGCTACGGTGCAGTTGGCGATGGTGTTGCTGACGACACTACCGCCATCCAGAACGCAGTAACTGCTGCGGCGGGAGCCCCAGTGTTTCTCCCAGTCGGCAGCTACAAGGTGTCCAACTCGATCACCAGCACCACGCCTGTCAACATATACGGTGCCGGGAGTGGCGGAGGTCCCGGTTTGGCCGCCGCGGCTAATGTCTCGCGGATCATCCAGTCCGTGGCGAATAAAGACACGTTTGTAGTCAGCTCGTACTTCCCGTCCACCTTCCGTGATTTTCAGATCACATCGAGTGCGACGAATACGGGCGGTTCTGGCATCTCAATGACGGGCACGAGCCCGACACCGGCCAACACGACGAACAGCATTATCGAGAACGTTCTGTTCAATAACCTCTACAACGCTCTGGTCAGTCTGCGTCCAGCGTGGACCGAGGTGCGCAAATGTTCGTTCTTCAACTACGTTAACGTTGGCGTGTATCTATACACCACTTCAGGCAACGAGGCCGCTGGCGGATCGGTGCATGACAATTACTTCTACACGACCCTAAGCTCGTCGCTAGCCGCAATCTACAGTGAAGTCGGTTACCTCAATATCTACAACAACGCCAGCTTTGGTTCCGTAAAGAGTGTCTCTCTAAACATCTCCAACAACGCAGCTGGGTCCATCGCGATCCACGACAACATGTTCGAGAACTTCAGCACGACTGCTGTGCAGGTATCTAGTGGTGACGGAAGTGCTGCGGGCATGGTCTCGATCCACAGCAACCAAATACAATCAAGCGCATCCACTGCGACGAGCGTTATTCTGGTTACTGAGAACCTGACAACTACGGCGTGGCTGTCTGAGCTGCTCATCCAGAACAACAGGCTCCGCTGCGCGTCTGCCTCAGGGTCCGTGCTGATATGGGTACAGGCGGCCACGAAGTGTCTCGTCTCAGGGAACATCGTGAGGGAGACCGGGGCGAACAATCCGTTTGGAATTAGAGTTGGAGGCGCGACTACTAACGCGGGCCTTATTGCTCCAATCCAGGTGTTCGACAACATCATCACAGGTACGACTAACCCGTACACTCTGAATTCTCCGGCAAACGTGCAGCTTCGTGACGTTACTGGCAACACTTTCGCCGCCATGCCTTCGGCTCCTACCAACGGCTCTCAGGTTTTCGTCACTGATGGAACACCCGGAAGCTCTCCGCTCACAGGCGGCGGCACAGGCTGCATGGCCTTTCGACAGAACGGCGCGTGGCGTGGGATTTAGTGATCCCGTTCCGATATAAACTAAGGACCCACCACCAACAATGACCGCCTCAAATCGCGAGGCGAGCATCAGCAAGACGCTGACCTACGAAGGCGGCTACACCAACGATCCCCGTGATCCCGGTGGCGCCACCAACTGGGGCATCACCATCTTCGATGCTCGCCTCTACTGGAAGCCCGATGCTTCCCCGGCTGACGTCAAGGCAATGCCCAAGGCAGTCGCCATCGACATCTACCGTCAGAAATACTGGGCCAAGCTCGGCTGCGATGCGCGCCCTGCCGGCGTGGACTTCGTCGAGTTCGACTTCGGTGTGAACTCCGGCGTCAAGCGCGCCCTCACCTACCGCACGGCCCTCGACGCCCAGAAGCTCGCCCCAGTCGCCTACGTGAAGGCCTTCTGCGCCAAGCGCTCGTCCTTCCTGCACTCGCTGCGCACCTTCTCCTGCTTTGGCAAGGGCTGGAGCCGAAGGGTGGCCGACGTGGAAGCCACGGGTGTCCGTATGGCCCTCGGTGCCTCGGGTAAACCCGTCGCTCCTGGCCTCAAGAACGAAGCCACCAAGAACGCGGGCAAGGCCATCGCACACTCGACCGCGGGTGCCTCCACAGGTGCCACCGCGGCTCCAGTGATCAACAGCTGTGACTTCTCCACGGTCGCCGGCTGGGTCATTGCGGGCCTCGTGATCACTGGCACACTCTGGCTCATATGGCATGCCGTACAGGCCAACCACCGCGCCAATGCGTACAACGATCAACTGAAACATGCTTAGTGAACTAAAAGACATCTGGGCCCGACTGAAGGTCCACTGGCATGCGCTGGGTCTGGCCGTCGTCGCTGTGCTTCCCGAGCTGCTCTACCAGCTCCAGGGCATCGACCTCAGGCCGATCCTCTCGCGCTTCCTGCCTTCCAACTACGTAGAACTTATCATCTCGCTGCTGCCGTTCGTGCTGCTCGTGATGAAGCCCGTGGTTCACCTTGAGGACCCCAAGGACACCGAGGAATGAGCTGGCTGATCACGCTGCTCACTTCGGTCCCGCAGCTCCTCACAGGGATCTTCGGGTGGCTGAATAAGAAGGAAGACACGCACGTCGTCGAGAACAACAACTCGGCGACAGTGTCGACTGCCATCGTGCAGTCAGAGACAGCACACTTCGCCGCCGTGCGAGACGTGACGATGTCGATGCTCAATCATCCGGTATTTTGGGTTGCTTGGGGCCTCGGGGTCTTCCCTGTCCTCCTCTACCACGCAGCCATCTTCTTCGTCAGCACCTTCCCCGCGCTCGGCTGGACCGTACTCAAGGTCCCTGATGTCGAGCTTGAATACGCGCGCATTGTCGTGGGCTCCGTCTTTACGCTGACGGGTACGTCCACGGTTGTCGCAGGAATAGCCTCCGCATGGATCAAGAGAGCGTAATGGAAACCGCAACTACCGCAGGCGCAGGCGCAGCTCTGACTTCGCCCCTGTGGCTCAACACGGTCAACCCGTACATCCAGCTGGCCGTAGGGCTCCTCGGTGGCGTGTGGTTGATCGTGCAAATCTACTACAAGATTAAGAACAAGGGCCTATCCTCGTGAAGAATTTGAATGCCAACTTCGCCACCTCTCAGGCGACTGTGGCCACCACTGCGACGCTTATCGTCGCCCAGCGCTCCGGCCGTGACACTGTGGTCGTTGAGAACACTGGCACCACCGCGGTCTACCTTGGCAACTCAGGCGTGACCGTCAACAACGGCCTGCTGCTCCCCGGTGTCCTTGGGGCCTCTGTTGCCCTTGAGACCACTGACGCTGTGTATGGCATCGTTGCCTCGGGCACTCAGGTGGTTTGCGCCGTCGAGAACTTCTAATGGCGCCGACGAACATCTTCGTTCCCGGCGTTCCGTCGATTGGTAAGACTAGGCGCAGAGTTAACGCCGGGACTTCCGGGGGCGGCCCGGTTGCTCTCCCCTACGAGCAGATAGTCGGCAGCAATGCCCGCAACGCGAAGGGCTCTTTTACTGCCGGCGCAACGACAACTCGCCTCGAAACACGCCGACTCTCCGTACTTGGCGGCCAGTCAGTTTATTACCTCAAGCTGGCTTACTGCAACTATTGGTGTGATACGACCGGCGCCGAGAACACTCTCGGGAACGCCTACACGCTGGAAGCATCTATCGAGATACCGACAGCACCAAACCCGAATTGCGTGCGCGTCACCTTCGCCGCGTCGAATACGGTTTCGGTTGCGGATGGTGCAGCTCTAGTCGTCTCAGATCAGATCCCCGCGACCGCGTTCGGCTACGCTGGCGTGATCCCCGCTGGCACGCAGATTTTCATTCATGATAGCGTGCTGGTGTCGTCTGGCCAGTTTATCCCGGTGCCATCGGCTTACACGCCGTCGACCGGCGAGGCTAGTGTCCAGAACAACAACGGCACGTCTCAGGTGATGACGACTGGAGTTCCTACCGGGACGGAAGTCAATCTGCAGTCGCCGCTTATCGGTGTGCTCGGCAAGTTCACCTCTCCCGAGGTCTCTATCGCCATCATGGGCGATAGCATTGCTGACTTCTCGCTCGACGCCAACAGTTCCGGCGTCAACGGCACCTCTGGCGGTATCATGGTTCGCTCCATGTGGGGCGTGAACGGTCGCAACATCCCGTGGGTCAATCTGGCTCGCAGCACGTCAACCGTCGCGACGGCGAGCGCCAACATGGGGCGGCGCCTAAAGATGCTGGCTTATGCAACGCATCTAGTTTCGGAAGGCGGTACCAACGACATCGCGGCAGGTACCACCCCTGCCGTAACGCAGACAGCGTTGCAAGCCATCTGGGGCGTCGCAAAGCAGCTCGGCATCTCGCGCGTTGCGCAGATGAAGATCCTTGCACGCACCGACAGCACCAACACCACGCCGGTTACGAACTTCGGTGTCGGTGGAAACCGCGACACGCTCAACACGGCTCTGGTCGCTAACGTCGGCTCAAACGGCCTCGACGAAATCCTTGATGTCCCATCCGTGCTCTCTAGCGGCGCCTTGTGGGCTAACTCGGCCTACACGACGGACGGCATCCATCCGGCCAATTCGGGATTGAGTGTTGCGTCCACCTATCTGAAGGGTGTCTTCGCAAACTACTTGGGCACGGCGCCCGCAGGTTTCAGTGCTGTATCTACGGAAGCTCAGGCGGTTGCTGCGGCCTTCACAGCGCCTCCTAGTGCTGCACGTTTGGCGTCGATTGACTTCGCCATCAAGTGTATGAAGGGCTACGGTATTTGGCAGACCCGTGATGCCATCTACGGCTTTGCAGGTGCTGACAGTCAGGCCGCACGTATCAACTGGAAGAACCCCGGCACGTTTACCGCAGCGCTCGTCGGCTCCCCGAACTTCCTTGCTGACCGCGGCTTTACGGGTGACGGCGTAAGCGCGGCACTTAATACGCAGTTCGTGCCTTCAACGGCTGGCGGAAACTTCAGCCAGAACTCGGCGCACGTATCGTTCTTCTCGATCACTGTTGGTGCTGCTGCTAGTGCGTCTAACCGCATTATCGGTAACGCCGTGGCCACTACTGCGCGCACCCTAGCCAATCCGCGAAGCACGGGCGATGTTGTCAACTGGGTCATCAATGATGCGACTTTTGGCGCCAACAACGCCAACACGGCTACGGATGGTCATTTCGTGTTGCGGCGTACTGGTGCGACCGGTCGTGATTTTACCCGGAACGGTGCGCTCTTGGTTGGGGATACTCAGGCATCCACCGCGTTGCCTACTCAGGCCATTCAGTTCCTAGCGGACGTTGCGACGTTCTCGAACAACATACGGATTGCCTTTGGCGATATCGGTTCGTCTTTGACTTCGGTCCAGATGTCAAACTACAGGAACGTCTGCATCCTGCCGTACCTGCGGGACGTTGGTGCTCAGTAGCCCTAGCCCTCTGGGGTACCCCACCCGCTAACGGGGCCATCGAGCTTTTGTTTCGATGGCCTGCGGATCGCACGGTAGACCGTGAGAAGAATGTGGGCGCCCATGATGGCGCCTATCGCGTATGCAACGTATTCCATGGCACCTAATTAGCCATTGAGTGCGCCTATTTCAATAAGGAAACCTTCTATTGCCTCTCGACCTCTCCAAACTCACTGACGCGGTCGCCAAGGTCGCCACCCTGGCCTCCTCGGTCGCCTCTGTGGCCGCTGAGCGCGATGCCGCCGTGGAAGCGGCTGGTGCCGCGAAAGCCGACCTCGTGTCCGCCCAGGCTGACATCGACCAGCTCACCGCCACGCTCCTGGCCGCCACCACGACCCCTGCGGAGTCCGCTGGTATCGCTGCGGTCTCGGCGGCTCTCTTTGTAGCGCCGGCTCCCGTGGACGCACCCGTGGCTCCCGCTGCTGATCCTGTGGCCGTTGTGCCGGCTCTCGGCCCTGTGGCTTCTCCGGTTGCTCAGACGGGCACTACGTTCCTGCCGGGTGACCCGCGCGCGAACGCCTAAAGCCTACGCCTAACCTAAAACCCCCAAGGACCCGTAATGGGATCCCTTGGGGGTTTTTTTTTCGTTAAGCTGCGAGGCTGAGGATCTGCGCGTGGAACTTCTGCTTCGGCACGCTGTCGATCAGCATGCCCTCGGGGTTCTTCATCTGCTCTCTGAGGCGATCTGTGCGCGCCGGCTGCTGCAGCTGCAGGATCCGGTCGAGCAGCTCGGGCACGCTCTCCTCGGGGATGATCACCTCGTTGCAGCGGACCAGGGGCGCCGCGAAGTGCGCGAGGTGCTCCAACTGCGTGATCTTCTCGGCCGTGAACGTCGGCTTGGCGTCAATCGCCTGGAAGCTCCAGTCGAGCTGTCCGTGTTCGTGGATGCGGACCTCGCGGCCCATTGCGGCCACCACGGGGATCGGCAGGCTCTCCAGATACCTGGGGTCGCGCAGGGCTTCCTGATAGCGGAAGTCGAAGCGCGGCGTCAGAGCCAGGAGGTTCATGCCGTCATGCTTCATGGCGATCCGCATGCGGTCTTGGTAGAAGTCCTGCTCGGCCGCCAGTTGCCAGCCAGCCTGCTGGAGGCGGACGGTGTTGGTCTCCCATCCCGCCCAATGCAAACGCAGAGGACGGGACAGGATGCGTTGATCAGGAAGCAATGTCGGCCAGCAGGACAGCGTGCTCGTCCTGGAGGTTCTGGAGAACCTTCTCGGCCGCAGCGATGCGCTTCAGGCTGTCCTTGATCTTGGACTTGGCGGCAGTCGCCTTCTCCTGGGCCAGCTCCTTGGCGGCCTCGGCTTCGATGGCCTTCGCGAAGTTCGGTTCGGTGTTGATCACGTTCATGTCGTCTCCTTAGTGCAGCTTGTGTGGTGGGGTGTCATCCAACACCCGCTCAATGCAGGCGTAGGTGTATTCCAGCGCCGTAAGGGCCCCTACGGCATCCACCGGGTTGACCTCGGTGAAGTCCTTGATGGTCTCGGCGATCCGGTCGGACAGCGCGAGGATCAGATCACTGTTCACTTACGCTTGCCCTTGGTCTTCTTCTCGTCCTTGATGCTCTCAAGGAACGGCGTCTCGGTGGGCTCGATGTCAGACAGCAGGTCGCTCAGGTCACCGGAGACCGCCACGACGTTGCGTTGGCCGAGCAACTCCTCCAGCAACACCTCGATCCTCAACAACGCGTCGAGCGTCTGGACGTCGATGGGCTTGGTGGTCTCAGGGATGACCAGTCCGGTCTCCCAGGTAGCGTCGGGGCTATGCATAGATCAGGTCCTCGTAGAATTCAGTGTGTGCCTGCATCAGCTTCAGCCAGTAGACGTACGGCAGCAGCAGGACGGTTTCGATTGCGAAGGTGGTCATTGGGGTACTCGTTGTGGGCGCGACACCGCCAGAGAGGCACGGCCAGCGTCGGTCAAAAAGGCGGTTGAAGTGTCGAAGCTGCTATCGTGGGTGACGCGGATCAATTTGGCGTCGATCGCTTGATTGAACGTGTCAACGGGTTCGACGTCGTCGCAGAAGTAGTTGAGCCAGCACCACTTACTGTCGCTCGCCTCGGTCTGGCCGCCGGCCGCATCTAGGATTGCCAGCATGGTGAGCATCTTGCTCGGTGGCTGCGGTCCAGTGGAAGTGAGGGCATGAACCTCACAGCAGTCGAAGCGCTCATCTGCGCCCGCTCCGCATTTTGCGCAGCGGTATTCACTACTTCTTGCGGCCTTCAAATCGGCAATCGCTTTGAGCAAAGCCTCATTGTCGTAGGCGCGGCCCGCTTCGTCGCAGGCTTCTCTGAACACGCGCTCGAAGTCGCTGGCACTATCGGCAGATGAGTGGTGATGTGTCATTGGCCGGCCACCTGCGGGGTGCAGTTGGGGATCATGTTGAACGGGAAGATGCAGATGGGGCCTTGCTGTGGGGGTAAGGGCTCCACCGGAGCCGGCGCCACAGGTGTCTGAGGGCGCCGTAGAGGCGCTCGGTTGGGGTGAACCACGGGAGCATGCTTCTTCACCTGGTGTTTCTTGACGGGCACCGGAGGCACCACAGGGATCGGAGGGAATTGCTTGAAGTCGTCCAGCGGGATCTCTCGGATCACCTCGGGCACCTTGGGCAGCTCTGGGACCTTCGTATGGAAGGTGCAGAGACCAAGGATCAAGGGGAGCGCGAGCGCCGGGCCTAGCAGTAGTCGCTTCATTCCGCGATTGGCTCCAGTTTGTCCTGTATGTACCCTAGGGCCTCGTCGAGGCGCGTGCAGGCGAAGAGATACGCTTGCTCATACTGGGGACGCAGGGAGCTGGGGCCTGAACGCACAACGTAGCCGCCTTCGCTGAGCTTGATGATTTCCAGTGTGTTCATGTGGCCTTCAGTTTCAGTGATTGAACTTTGCCGCCACTATTGGCGTCACGCTTGATTGCGATACGGATGGCTTCCCTGGCGCTGGCGCCTGCGTCCATCGCTGCGAAGGCATAGGGAGACCCAGAGCCAGTCGCGTAGTAGCCGGGGTCTTGCTTGACCCAGGCTTCCCCTTCGTATTCCCACAAGGAGCCATCGGTCCTTAGGTGCAGCGCAGATATCTCCTGCAGCTTCGGGTGCGTGACCTTGGCGGTCTTGCGCATCGCCTGCAGAAGCAGCTCGGCGTCCTGCACGCTCCCAGACCACGCCACGATGCTCCCGTCACGAAGACGGTGAACCTTGCGGCGCTTGTCGGAGACGATCATGTCACCCGCGGTCACGCGGCTGTCGCAGGCCAGCTCGCCGTCTCTGTAGGCGAGTGTGGTCATCGGATCTCGTAACCTTCCGCCAGGATGTTGATGGCGAAGTTGTTGGTGTACGTGGCGCCGTCAGGAAATGTCGCAATGACATCCACGACGCCGCCTTCCACAGCGAAGAGATCCAGCGAGATACCCGCGGCCTCAAGGACGCGCTCGATGCGCTCCTCGGCCTCTTGGCGGGTCAGCGCCACCACCACAGGATTACTCGGCTTCTCCGGCGGCAGGTGATCCGGGAAACCCGGCTCGCTGTCATTCCATTCGATAGGCGTCATTGGCGCTCCTCGTCAAACGTGTCGATGTCGCGGTCCAGCTCGGCATTGGTGCCGTCAGGCAGCTCGAACTCGAAACCCGAGTAGTCGTAGCCGCCGTAGGTTCTGAGTTTGATGCCGGCCGCGCGCAGGGCGCCCTCCAGCTTATCCACCAGCGCCTGCTCGGCGGCTTCCTCGGCCCGCTTCTGGGCCCAGTACGCCTGCATCTTCTCTTCATGCGAGGCCTGAGCCTTCCTTAGGTCAGCCTGGGCCTGCAGCTGCATCTCCTTGTACTCGTCGGTCTTCAGCGACTGCACGAGCGCGAGCATCTCTGGCGTCAGCTCTCTCATTTGCTCTCCACTGCTCTGTTGAGCCCGTCGATCAGGTCGTAGACTTGACCGAACGTCAGCTCCATGACTTCCGCGTGCTCGCGGTCTTCGTACTCTTGCCTGATGATCAGGGTCTCGTCGGCCTTGGCACCGTTCCTGCTCCACCAGATCTCGACAGCGGGACACCCAGGGCGCCATTGGGATCCTGGGGTTCTCACTGCGGGCTCTTCTGCGATGGTGTAGGTGGTGCCGTGGGCGTCTGTGCTGCTACTTGCTGGCACTCTTGGCCTTCAGGATCTCGTGCAGCATGCCGTCCACGTTGAAGCGGAGGGCACACAGCTCGGTCTCGATGTCCTTCACGATGGTTTCCCCACGGACAACCTCGGTCACCTTGAGGCCCCTGTGGAGCTTCCAGACGGCGAAGAAGTGCCGCCACATGGACTTCATGTAGACGGTAAGGGGGATCCCGAGCTGCCAGTTGTCACTGTTGCGCATGGTGCCATCGGGCATCTTGCGGGCCACGTGCATGTGCTCGGCGTAGCGCTCGATCACCAGGGGCGAGAGGAAGCCTTCGAAGTCCAGCTTGCCCTCGTCGGTGTCACGGGTGGCGCCGGTCTCGAATGCGCGGGTCGGCAATGGGGGCTTCTCCTTCTCAGGAAGTCCGCGGCGCGCGCGGTCGTAAAGTTCTTTCTCGTACTCGTTCTGAAAGATCATCAGTCCTTGAGCCATTTCCAGAGATTGCGGGCGTGGATGATGCCCGTGAAGATGTTGACAGGGAGCAGTCCCCAAAGGCCCTGAGTGACCATGATGATCCACCATGGCACCTGGGCGCTGAGGCCTAAGATCGGGCCCCACTTACTCTTGTTGCCGTAGAACCATTGGCCCGACAGGCTCAGCGCGGAGGCTGAGAGTTGGACGAGGAGCGCGGTCACTCGATGTCCAACGCTGTGAAGCTGATCGGCCTCACGATGAAGCGGCTCTGATCGTTGAACGTGGGGTTCTTAACGAGCATCATGCGCCCGTCCGGCCCCAGCTCGCGGCGATAGCGACCCTTCGCAGCGTTCCACGAGTTCTTTGCGGCGCTGATGGTGCCGTAGGCATACATTGCCCACCACTGGCCGGTCTCGGTGTCGAACACGCCATAGGCGCGCTGTGTCACTTCGGTTGCCACAGGATCGGCTCCTTCTTCGTGTTGTCCCAATCACCCCACCGCAGTATCCGCGCGAGGCGGGCTTGTGTGAGTGCGTCTTGCTCGGTGAGGCCGCCCTTCTCGTAGGTCATCAGCACCTTCGGCCAGAGGTCCCCGTGGGTGCCTCCGTTGCCAAGGATCTTCTCAGCCTTCACCTTGCCCACGCCAGGACAGCCCTTGTACCCGTCACTGGTGTCCCCAACGAGCGTCTGGAACATGTGGTAATAGTCGGCCTGCGCTTCGCTGATGGTCATCAGTTCACCCTGGCGCCAAACCTGCGTCGGGATGGTCTGCATGTCCTTGTCCTGCGAGATGATGATCGGCTGGCTCTCGCGCACCGTCTTGGGGTGCGTGGCGAGCACGCCCATCACGTCGTCGGCCTCAAGGCCTGGGAACGCACGGCACTTGTAGTCGGCCTCGACCTGCTCACGCAGCTCCACGTAGCACAGGGGCTTACGCGAGGTGGCTCGGTTGTTCTTGTAGGTCGGGTCGACGCCGTACCGGAAGTTAGGTCCCGTCGAGAAGCAGAGCGCGTGGTTGCGGGTCTCGAAGCGCTCAAAGATGCGGTTGAGCATCTCGTCGAGCACCTCGCGGGCTTGTACTGGGTTGGAGCCCAGCACGTGGATCGGAGGCTCATTCCAGGCGACCTCACCGAGGATGACGTTGAAGCGCACTTCCTTCTCTACAGCGGCGCAGGCACGGAATAAAAATTCATCTCCGTCAATGAGCAGCAGTCGTATCACCAAAGGATCCTTGTGATCTGATCCGCAATGAACTGAGCGCCTTTGCGGGTCGTCTGTATTTCCACAAGGAGGTCCGCGCCCCGGTAGATCTTGATGGTGACCTTGTCATCCACCCGATCAGCCGAGACTTGAAACGGACCTCCCTCGAATGCGTGCATGCCTTCCATTAGCGTTCGAGCACGTCCTCGATAGCTTCGAAGTGATCCTCAGCGCGGATCTGGAGGATGTCCTGCACCACTTCATCGGCGAGCGCCGGGCACGCCCGTGCATCGCCAACACCGTGAAGGTAGCCGTCGTCGTACGCCGTGCTGACTTCGTCGTTCGGGTCAGCAGCGCCGCGCAGGAGACCCTCGGCCTCGCCGTACTCGTACCCGCTGTCGAACGCGGCATCACAGGCGGCCTCAAGGTTCTCCTGGCCCTGCTGCAGTCCCAGCTCGAAGCCATTCTTCATCGCGGTGTCGAAGGCCGTGTAGAGCTTGGCAACCAAGGCGCTGTGCTCGTCCCCAAACAGGAGCGTCAGGGCCTTATCGAGCGCGATCAAATTCACTTCCTGAAGCATTAGTCTTCCTTTTCGTTGAGCCAGTTGAGGCCCTTGCTGGTGATAAGCCACGTCTTGGCGAAGCGCTGCGGCCCGACCTTCGTGGTGATGAGTTGTAGGGAAGCCGCCATCGCGATGACGTCGGCCTCCTTTCGTGCCATGTCGGACTTCACGCGGACCTGCTCACGCCAGATGGCGCGCAAGACCTTGTGGAGACGTTCAAGTGGATCAGTGAGTGTCAGCCCAGGTGCGGCCGAACGAATACTCGCTGTCGAGCTTGAGCCTGAAGCCGTACGGCTCGCCGGCCGCTTGGGCCGCTTTGACGATGATGTTGCCGATTTCTTCTTCAAGGCCTTCTCGTACGCATAGTTGGATTTCGTCGTGGATGAAGAGGACGAACACGAAGTCCCCGTTCCACCCATATCGGTAGCGCCTGCAGCATTCCTCGAACGCATCCGCCACCCATCGTTTGCAGAGGATCGCTCCGCTCGACTGGATAAGGAAATTTAATGCGCTGTGGCTGCTGCGTGTTGGAATGCGCCTGCCGTCGAGCCCAGGGATGCGCCCCAGCTTCTCGACTTGCTTCGCTATCTTCGACTGGAGATCCCCGAAGCCGTCGATGCCGCGAGAGAAGTTCTCACGGATCTTCTTGCCGACCATGCGGATCCTGCGATCCCCAGGGACACCTACGCCGAAGAACTCGCGGTACAGGGCGTCGCCCTCGTCACCACAGGATCTCTGGGCGTTGAGGAGACACTCGTACACGATGTCGCCGGCCATCTTGTCCTGGGCGCCGTAGATCACCGCATAGGCGAACCGTTTGGCTCCGTCTTCTCGGACGATGGTGTGCAGATGGTTATGCTTGTCGCGCTCCCCTCCGGCGAGCCCCATTGCTTGAACGGTTGCCCAGTGAGGATCACCTTCGAGCACGGTCCTCGCATATTTCCCTCCGTCCAGCGGGTGGAGATAATGAGCCAGTCCTCGGAGTTCGAGGCCTTGCATGTCCGCACCAAGAAAGGACCAGCCGACAGGTGCGTAGAACAGTCGTCTGAACTCTGTACCATAGGGTTTCTTCGCTGATGGGACCTGCGCGAGGTTCGGCAGGAAGTGCGAACACCTCCCCGTCCCCGTGCCGCCTGGGTTGATCACGCCGTGAATGCGCCCGTCAGTCTGTTGTGACTGGATCAGGCTGTTGCTTGTCCCGCAGAGTTGCGACAGTCGCTTCTCCAGCATCATGTACTCACCCAGTCCATCCATCTCGGGATAGCGGGCGACGATGCTCTCTACGGTCTCTTCGTCGATCTGGGGCTTGCCGCCCTCAGTGAGCTTCTCCGGCTTCCAGCCCTGGTTGATGAGCACGCGCGCGATGTGGTCGCGGCTCTTGGGGTTGAACTCGACGAGCTTCAGCTTGGTGCTCGCTTGACCTGCGATATAGCCAAGCTTCTTGTTGTCCCGCTTGGGGACGAAGAGGCTCTTGGTCGGGTCAGGGCTGATGGGCTGATACCAGTAGCCGTAGGTCTCCTTAAGCCTCTGCTCCAGTCCGCTCTTCTTTTCCACGAGGTCAGCCTGAAGCTGCCCAGCAGCCCTTTCGTCAAAAGGGACGCCGGCCGCCTCGATAGCCGTACACACCTCGGCGATGCGGTGCTCAAGCTCCAGCGGTGCCTGAGGGTATTCCTCGGGCCTAAGGTGCTTCCACAGGACCAGATTGGTGCGGCAGTCCTGAAGCATGTAGTCGAACATGTCTTCGTTGAACGTGCCCCACACGTAGTCCGCGATTTCCTTCGGGTCTGTGATGCCCTTGGCGCGCGCCTCGGCTTCCTTCACCTCCGCGTAGTCGCCCTTCTGCTCGCCCAGGCGCATGCCCCAGGCCTTGATCGAGTGCTTGCCCCGGAGCTTCTCCGTGAGCTTCCCACTTTCGATCAGACCACTGTCCGTCAGCTTGACGTTGGGGAACATCGTCCTCGCGATGACGAACGTGTCGCTGATCCGCGCGCCAGGGAGAGCCCCGTGGAGCTTGGCGACCAGCCTCTCGTCATGCTTCTGGATGTTGTGCCCGATGCGCTCCTCGCTCTCGCTGAGGATCTGCAGGGCGTCTTTGATCTGGTGTGGTCGAAACCCGATGACCTCTTCGGTCTTCAGGTCGATAATTCCGACACAGTGGATCTTGGTCGCATTCGCAACGAAACCGTTGCTCTCTGTGTCGTAGAGTAGTCGAGTTATAGCGTCATGCTCCTGTTTTGCCCGACGGGTCAAGTTCCATTTTTTCTGGCAGTGTGCTGGGGCGCCAGCCGTTGTAGGCATCCCAGATGCTCCCATCGTCGAACTTGATGGAGTGAACTAGGATGCCCTGCGGCGTGTTGCGCTCCCGGCACGGGAACGACACCCAGTTGCCTCCTTCGGAGAAAGTTACAGCCTGCGCCTTAGGCCTCATCATAACGCTGCATCCTCTGTGTCATCGTGTGGATCGAACTCGGCCAGATCGGCCGCGCTTGCTGGCTCGTAACAGCCCTTCTCAAGGTTCCACTTGAGCAGGTCGGCTTCGCCCGTCTCGCCTGTGATGCGGCACTTGAGGGACCGCAGCTGAGCGAAGGCTTTCTTCTTGGGATCTTGCTGATTGCGCTCGGCCGCCAGGACGTTGAAGGACACGCCCTCGATTGCCGACGAGCCACGGATGTCCCTGAGGGAGATCGGGGCGCCTTCGTTGAAGTCCTTGCCCATCTGGCGCTTGAGATGCGAGACCGCATACACGCCCACGCCAGTCTCCTGGGTGAACGAGCCCAGACCCGTCATGAGAACGTCGATGTCCTTGCGCTCGTCATTGCTGGCGAGGCCCGAGACCGACATGCTGATGTGATCGAGCACAATGCGCCGGCACCCACTTGCGGCCATGTAGCGCATCATGGTGAGCAGGCGCTCGCTCTCGACCGAGCCGAAGTGGTCGTAGAACATCATGTTGCCGCGCACGACTGCCGCCAGGGAGGCTTCCCATTGCTCGTCAGTCAACGCGTCAGGCTCAGACACCAGCTGGCGCAGAGGCCTCTCGCGGTGCAGGCCGATGTACGCCTTCACGGTCGTGTCGTTGTCTTCCTCAAGGAAGATGTTGCCGATCTTGAAGCCGTGCTCCATGCGAACGTGATACGCAATGTTGCGCGCGATGGTGCTCTTGCCGATACCGGAGCCGGCGATGATGGTCGTAACTTCGCCGTCGCGGTCCCCTGCCCACATCTCGTTGAGCTTAGGGAACGGCAGCGTGACACCCTGCTTCCGCTTCTGCTTCATCCGCGTCACGGAGAAGTCGGAGCCGTCACGGATCCCATCGGGCCTGTAGGGCGTGCTGTCCCAGAAGGCGCGCACGAGCACCGCGGGTCCCAGATCCTTGTCCATCAGGACCGCGTTGGCGTCCTTCTTGGGCAAGGACATGATCTTGACCTTGCCGACCGGCAGCGTCTCACAGGCGACCTTGAGGGCCTCCTGTCCTGGCGCGTCGTTGTCGAAGCACAGGATGATGCTGTCGAAGCGGCAGAGCTTCTCGTAGTCCGCCAGGATGGCCTTCTTGGCCGTTGAGGCTCCGTTGGGGAGTGAGCCAGTGGGCCACTTGTTGTCGAAGGCCTGGGAGATGGACATGCGGTCCAGTTCGCCCTCGGTGATCACCACGGACTTGCCCTTGGCGGGCCAGGACCATGAGCCGATGATGCCGGCATACTTGCTGCCACCCACCCATGCAAACTGCTTGTCCTTGTCGCGGGTCTTCTGGTCGATCAGGCGACCATTGTCGTCCTTGATCAGCTGGATGTGGACGCGCTTACCGCTGTCAGTCTCGCCGATCTGGTAGTCGCATTTCTTGCAGGTCTCTTCGGTGATCCCGCGAGCCGTCAGATCCGCGTAGTGCCCCTTGATCGGGGTGAAGCTCTTCTTCGGCTTCTCTGCGAAGTCGTCGTCTTGTTCTCGCACCTTACCTGCTTGGCTGAAGTTCTTCGGGTCATTGCAGCTGAAGCACCAGCTCCCGCTGCCGTCGTCGTATGTCGCAAAAGCGTCAGAGGACGTGCCACATGGGCACGCCCCCTTAGTGCATGAAGCCATTAGGCCAGCTTGTAGCTGGAGTAGCGCCGGCCGACTTCGTCCCGCTTCACTTCGGTCTCGATGTCGTATCCCTTGTTGCGGAGTTTGTTGATCACGTCCGACAGGCGGAAGATCCCGTACACCAGCATGCTCTCGTTGTTGGTGATCGTCTTGCCGCGCTTCAGGTGCGTCAGGATCGTACGGCACTGCGGAGCGAGGTTGATGTCGGTGGTCAGATCAGTCGTGGAGCCGATGGTGAACGTGTCGGACATGTCAGGTCACTTTCGCTTTTTGGGTTGCTTCAGGTACGCTTTGATTTCTTCGATCCAGGCGTCAGGCACGACCTTCTCGGCCCACTTGAAACCGTGGTCCGTGGCCCATTTGCCGTAGGAGGTAGGACTGCCTGGGTAGATCGGGGTTTTCGCTTTGGAGAAGATGAAGCGGATGTCCCACTCAGGATGTTGTTCCTTGAGCAGGACGAACTTCTGCCGCTCCTTGACTGCTGCGTCCTTGGAGTTGCCCATACGTTTCCCCTTGAACTCATAGGATCCGCCGAAGCGACCCTTGGGCTCAAGGATGATTGGACAACCTTCGAACGAGAAGTCAGGGAGGTACTTGGCCTCACGGGACGGCACGGTGTACGTGATGTACTGGCTTTCGAAGCCGTACGGCACACCGTGCGCCGTGAGTTTCTCCGCAGCATCCTTTTCGAGCAGAGACCTAAAGGTCGGCTCGATAGTGAGCGCGGGCTTCGACATCAGAACGGAATGTCGTCGTCGAGATCCGTGCTGGTCTTCGGCGCTTCGGTGTCACCCTCGTCACCGTCGTCCTCGTAGGAGAAGCCTTCCTCCTCTTGGACGTTGAAGCCCTTCTTCTGCAGCTCGATGATCTGCACGAAGTTCATGTACAGATTGAAGCCGCCGCCGAAGCCCTCGTAATAAGAGAGGTTCACGTCGACCTTCGCGATGGTGCCCCCACCGACCTCGACCTTGGCGCGCGGGATCTCTTTGCCCTTCGCGTCGAGAAGAGCCGGGGGATACTTCTCGCCCGAGGCGACCTTGAGCGTCAGCTCGCCGGTCTTCTTGTCCTTGTACCAGGGCAGCTTGGCATCCGGGTGTCCAAGCTCCTTGGCGCCCTTGCGCAACCACGCGTCCACCTTGCGATGGGCTTCGTCGTCGAACTTGATGCGGGTCTTGAACGTGCGCTTGCCCTTGAAGTCATCCGGCTTGTTGAGCTTCGGGAAGACAAGGGTGCCTTTCGGCAGAGTAGCGTTAATCTTCTTGGTCATGGAAACGTAGTTAGACTTTCAGCAATGCGGTGAGTGCGAGGATTAGGGCTGCTGCAATTGCGCCCAACAGGATGGTGTTGTCCGCAGACACTTAGGAAACAAGCGCCTTGATCTTGGCAGCGACGTCCTGGGCGCGAACGCCTTCAGCCTTGAGCGCGTCAGCGACAGTGCTGAGCTTCATAGACTGGAGGAAGGCTTCGTCAGCCTGCTTCGCCTTGGCCACCGCAGCATCTTCCAGCTTGGCCACGGTGTTCGTGAAGGTCGAGATGATCGCCTCGACGTCGTGCTCGACCGTCTGCTCGACGTTGACGAGGTAGTTCCAGATTTTGGAGAACATCAGTCGTTGGCTCCTAGGCCGTAAATCGGGACACGCAGGTGCCCCAGGTTGATTGGAGGTCACCGCCAGTGCAGATCTTCAGCGGCTTCTTCTTGGTCCCATGCGGCACGTGGTAGCCGCGGGGATACGTTGGGGTGCAGGACGGACCGGCCTGTGCGGTCGAAATGAAAACGAGGGCCACCAGGGCCCCCGCAGTTACTCGGCGAAGCACGAGAGTGCCCCTAAGAGGAGGACCGCCGCCATGTAGGCGACGAAGATGTGTTCGAACATCAGTCTTTGATCCGCACGGAGCGCTGCCAGCTGAGCGGCTCCCAGCGCCCATCAACCTTGACCATGCAAGGCGTCGTGGCGCTGTAAGAGTGCTCTAGGCCCATCTTGTCAGCGGTGGCTGCGCAAGAGTGTCCGTTGATCGCGTTCGCCAGTAGAAAGATGCCTGTGAACAGGATGATGACCACAGCGAAAACGCCACCAAGGATCGTGAGGTCTTCACGCACTACGGAAGGCCTTCACGAACTCGCGGGTGAAGTTGCGGCGCTCGTCCTTGTTCATGGCGTAGAGGTCGAACTCCACCCCATTGCCGTGGCCGTCGTTGACGTTCACGGTGAACTTGCTGGCACCCATGTGGATGGTGGCTCGGTTCTTCATCTTCACTTGGACAGCTCCTTGAGGATATTGAAGGCCAGACGCAGCAGTTGTTTGCGCGTCAGGTAGTGAGCGGCGTAGATGCTCCCCGAGGACACGGCGATGAAGGCCTTGTCGTCTACATCAACGCTTACCTGCAGGCGGTCGCCGCTGGTGTCCCCGATTACGAGGTCACGCCAGTCACATCCGTCAGATTTGAACTTCACTTCAGTTTCCCTTCGATAATGCGGACCTGGGTGTTCAGCGCGAACGCGAGTGCTTCGGCCTCCCCCAGCTTCAGCTCAGTGGCAATCACGGACGGCGCCATGCGGACCACGTCGTAGCCTCGGCCGTCCTTGTTTGGTGCGGTGGTGTACGGACCTTCCATCAGAATACGAGGCTCCGCAGGAGGTCGGCCTTGCGGATGTGATAGCGGTAGTCGTCGTACTCCCGCTTCCGGTAGGCCTTAAGTGCCATGGTCGCGTGCCAGTCGGCGGTGTTGAGGAGCGTGGTCGCGGTCATGCGGTCTTCCTGTGGTTGAGCCAATCAGCTTGCTGCTGGGCGATTGCGGTCGGCATCTCGTATTCGGAGATGATGCGGTCCCCCAAAACGACAACAGACCCGCGAGGGGTCTGCTTGGTCGAGTAGAGGTGGTCGGTGCGCCACTCGTGCTTCGGCGGCGGGAAAGGCTCCTCGCCGACGTAGTAGAGGTATGATGGCATCAGTCCTCCAGCTCGGTGCCGGGGATCAGCCACGACGACTTGATGTACCAGACCGGGTACACATCGTCGGTGCCGTAGTGGGTGTACTGCTGCGCGTAGCAGACGTAGTCACCATCGGGCTCGTTGAGGATGAACGTCTTGAACATCAGTGCCTCCACTCGATCTGCTGGCGGATCCTCTGCTCAAGCTCCGAGGTGTCGACACCACGGGCCTCAAGGACCGCACGGGTCTGCTCGGGCACAGGGGTGCCGTTGAGGATGGCCGCACGGAAGACGCGGTCGGGAGACGAATGCTTCGCTTGGTATTCCAATAGAGCCTCCTACGGCTTGCTGTTCTGGATGACGCGGACGTGGTACCTGTGGCCGTCTTTGAGCTGCCGGAAGAGCTTGATGTCTTCCAGCGTCAGCACCTTGCGGCCCCGCACCAGATCTCGGATCTGATTGTCGATGCGGACGATTTCGTCGAGGTGCCCCTTGAGCGTACTCAGGGCGCTCACAGCACCCCGCGGATCGCGAAGCGCTTCTTGCTCACCCACTTCCAGCCCTTGGTGGCGTGCAGATACTTCACGCCAACATCGGGGACCACCTTGAACTCGACGGCGGCTTGGGGGATCAGAGCGTTCCACACACGCTCGTTGTGCGAGAGCGTGCGGACGGTGTCGTAGTCAGGCAGGCGTGTTTCACGCGAACGCGTAGCGAGCATGTAGTATCTCCGTGAGGTCGAGCGTGCCCTTCTGAGGCATCGCTGCAACGGCTTCATCAAGTCGCCAGTGGTTAGCCGGCGTGAGTGCAGTCCTCGCGCTCTCCAAGAGTTCGGAGAGCACGTCGTGGTCGGTGTACATTCGGAGAAACTGCTCGCGAATGATCTGGTTGAAGCGTGTTGCCCTGGACGGCAGACACCCGAAGCTATCGTGCACTGTGGCCACATCGCTGATACCCTCGTCGGCCGAAGCCGCGACGGTGAGCAGCAGATGCGCTGCGTCGTGCGAGTGGACGAAGTTGGGGGCAATCCCTGCCGCCGCCTTCTCCTTCGCGATGGGCGTCTCGTAGCCGGTAGCCACGGTGACCCGTGTGGATACCTTGATGCCCTTGTCGTAGCACCACAGCTCCACACGCTCCGTGGTGTTCTCGTGGTACCTGTTGATGCACGGGAGACCAGCCGGCGACGTCCATGAGAGCGGCTTGCCCTCGTGGGCCATAGCCTTCGCAAGCTTCTGCATGAACTCCATGGCCTGCGCCGGTCCCTTCACGACGTCCTTGATGGACGCCAGGACCCGCTTGGCCAAGTAGCGGCTGCACTGCCTCCACTCTTCCTCACTTTCGCCGAAGGGGTGCGCGTCGATCTCCTTCTTGAGGAGCTTCAGTTCGAGCGGCTCCATCGTGTCCTCGAAGTGCTGCTCGGACATGCCGAACTCTTTCGAGGAATAGGCGAAGGTCATCACGTTGCGCTTGACGAGCTTGCGGTCGACGCCGAACGCCAGAGCGAGTGCCGCCAGCTTGCCGATGGTCATATTGACCTTCGCTGGCTTCTTCTCGTCGGGCTTGGAGAACAGCTCCGTGTTGCCCAGGTCGGCCTCGATCCGCTTCTTGGCGAGGTCAGCCACCAGCTGGTAGACGTCAGACGGGGTCGCGTTGTTCGTCAGGTTGACGTGGGATCCCTCGGGGGCAAGCGTCATCGCAGCTAAGTGCTGCAATCCCGAGCAAGAGCCATCGAACGATACCGGCATGTGCGTGACGAACGACACGCCGCTCGATAGGGCCGAAGTCAATTCCCGGCATGCTGCAAGGAACAGGAACGGGCTGTCCGCTTCGACCCAGCCTAAATTGGTAAGCGGGTTCGCTGCGTAGTCGGCCAGTAGGGCTAAGTTCTCCCGAACCCATCGCACTCTCTCCTTGATTGGCGCCTTGTCGATCTTCTTGAACGCACCACAGTTAGCCACATGCACCGCGAGCCAGTAGATGCCCTTGCGGCCGATGGCTTCACCATTGGCGAACAGGAACATCGACCGCACACGGTCCTCCCTCTGGAAGTTGAAGTGCGTCAGGGCGTACACCCGGCCGCGCCAGTCCATGTTCATCGGGCAGTAGAACTGCTCGACCACGGCCTGACGTGCGGCCACATCCATGTCCTGCTTGAACGCGACACGGTCGACCACGTTGGCCCTGTTGGCCTTCTTGAGGCCCTTGATGGTCTTGGCGTGGAGCTTGCGGGCCTCGACGGGCAGCGCATTGAACTCCGCGGAGGACAGACGCACCGGCACTGCAAACTGATTGCGATACGGCAGGCCGTCCACGCGGATGCCCTTGTCGTAGCACTGCTGGATGACGTCCATGATCCACGTGTTGATCTTGAACGGCACCGACTGCAGGGCGTTGATGGCCTTGATGGCCGGCGCTGCGGTGCCTGTGCGGATTGCGTGGGC